ACTTTGCCGTACATACGTTTCCTGAAGAGCAGAAAAGTTATATTGAATTGTCAAGTTGCAATTATGAATTTTACGAAATGTTTAAATCGGAGTGTGGTGTCTTTTGGCATTGCTGGTAACGTTTTGCGTATATGAGAAGTGGCACTTGTAGAATGTTGAAATTAAGCACTAATGTTTCTGTGCCATTTCTTATATACGCTGTTAGCCACAGTTATTATTTAACAAATTAAAACGAAAATAAAATGGAATTAAGAGTAGGATTAAAATTCAAGAAGTTTTACAATGAGAACAATATTAATAATATTGAATATTGTGAAGTTAGAGGTATTGTAGATGATTACATTATTGTTTTGTGGTGTAAAAAGAAAGCCACTAAAATGAGTGGTAAAAAAGAATTTTATTTGAGTATAGATAAACACGATTTTGATTTTAATGTCAAGAACGGTGTATATCTTCCGCTATAATTGTGGCTAACGTATCGGTGCTATACGATGTGGCGGATTTTCAGCACGAAAGCCCAACACGAAGCACCAAAGTTGAATTTAAAATAAATGTTTAATCGAAGCACGTCATCCGCCATATTGTATAGCACTTGTTAGCGGATGCCGTTTTTCACAAATGACAATATCAATGAGTAAAGTAATCACATTTAGCAGGGTGTTTCCAAAGTACCACCCAAAAGCAGGGCAATCTACATACTTTGTTGAGCAAATTTACAATAGCCTATTTTCAAAAAATAACCTTATGGATTATCCAAAAGGGCTTGAAATAGATGATACAATTATGGGAGTAAAGAAACACACCATTAGGAATGGTAATCGTTGGAAAGTTGGCGATAAATTTAGCCCGAGAGTTTGGAGTGGAAAGCCTTATAATTCAAAGCAGATTATTCTTTCAGATGACGTTGAAATAAAACAAATTTACCAAGTTAGAATTTGGAGAGAAAGCCTTTTGAATTGGATAATTTACATTAATGGAGAGATTATTTCCGCCCCTAAAATTTCAGAGTTAGCTACAAATGATGGATTAACCCACAGAGATTTATTAGACTGGTTTAATGTTCCTATTGAAAAAAACTTTGAAGGTCAAATTATATGTTGGTCTGATGCTGTCTCTTACGGTTTCCGCTAACGATTAGTATTGGCGAAGGAAAGGATTAGTAGTACTACTGCTCAACTTCCCACCAATGCTTATTAGTATTCCAAATGCTCAAATTTAGTACATCAGCCTTTCTTTTGCCAATACATTGTTGTACGCTGTTTTTCTTTGATATTCAGGACTTTACAAACTATTTTAAAAATATTTTAATTATTTCTTTGAAAAAGTTTGCGGTTTCAAATAAATGTATTATCTTTGTATCAACAAAACAAAATAATAATGACAAATATTCAAATATTAAACGAAAAATTAAATTCAATACTTGGTACAAGATATTCAGCAACAAATGAAAATGGATTGGTGATAAGGTTTGACAATTATAAAATGGGAAACACTTTAGTATTGTCGGAAATAGAGAAAAAAGCAGGTATTGAAGTAAAAAAAGAAATATCAAAAATTTGTTTACTAATACAATTTGGAAAATAATGATAAAGTCAAAATGGGCTTACAACAATGGTAAGCGAATTATGAAAGAGTGTTTAGAAAGTTTGAAAAGTGAGCCTTTTGGATTTATAGACAATAAATATGCAGAACGTAGTTTAAATGACCAATTATGGGTAAAAACTTACGCAAATAAAAAACAATGCTTAAATAAAATTGAAAAACTAAAAGAAAAAGGGATAGAATGCACAATGTCATCATCTTTCCCTTTTACAATATTATTAAATGAAAGCTAAAAAAGAAAAGTCAAAACGTGGTGGCAAACGAATTGGAAGCGGTCAAAAGTTGAAGTATAATGAAGAAACTAAAACGGTAGTTTTCCGCTGTCCAATTTCAAAAGTCCAAATGTTAAAAGAAATTGTAAATGCTAAACTTTCGGAATGGGTTGTTTTAAAATAGCGTACAACTACCTAATATGTACTAAAAAAGTATTACAATTATATCTTAAACAATGGAAATATATACAGAAGTAATAACGTTGAAAATTAGTAAAGTTCAAAAGCAAACTTTAGACAAGTTGCGAAGTAGAAAAATAAAAGTAAGCAACTTTGTACGACTAGCAATAAAAGAAAAGATTGAAAGAGACGCATCGGAATTAATTGATAAGTCAAAAATTCAATATTGCCCATTTAGTAATAACACTATAATATTAAACCAATGCACCCAAAAGTAAACGAGTTAAACAATTTACGCCTTAAATTAGGACTTACAACGTACCGTATTTGGAAAGAAACAAATATTTCGATAAGAACGTTAGATAATTTTTTTCAAGGCAAGCACATCCCTAAAATAGATTTGTATTTTAAAATTAATGATTATTTAAAAAGTAAGGAAGTATGAGAAAGTTAAATATTGTATTAAAATGGAAAAACGGATTGTTTTCAAATAGTAAAAATGAACAAATTTTAGCAATGTCAATTAATGAATTAGTTGAAAAAATAAACGAGTTAGTTGATGAAGTTGAGTATTTAAAAGAACAACTAAAACCCCCAACCAAATGACCCCACTAAAAACATTTAACGAGTGCTTGCTTAATGTAAGATTTATGAAAATACTAAAATCAGATAGACAAGCAACTAACTCTGAAATACTAGAGTTTAAAAAAGCAGTAAGACTAATTAAAAAAGAAAATCCTATTTATAATGAAAAATAACGTACACAAAATAAACGGTTATATTTATGTTACTAGTGAGTAGGAACTTAAAAAGCAACTTACTGTCAGATCAATCAATTGAAGTGATTAAATTAGTTAATGAGTTAAATTAATCCTTACATTTGCACAATAACTTTTTTTGTTTTAATTTTGTTAATCTATTAACTAGAAAAAATGGCAAGACCAGATACATATAATTTTGATTTATGCGTTGAGATATGTGCAGAAGTGGCAAACGGTTTTAATATAAAAACTGTTCTAGCTTCAAAGCCTGAATATCCTACTTTTCAAACTTGGTGTAATTGGAAAAGAAAAAACGAAGAATTATTTGACCTGTATATAAAGTCAATTCAAGACAAAGCCGATTCAGTTGAAGAAGAATTAGAATTAATTTATGATGGATTAAAATTAGGAAATTATGATGCATCTGTTGCAAACGTTTTAATTCAGACCTTAAAATGGAAAGCGTCAAAATATTACCCTAAAATGTTTGGAGAGAAAATTGACCACACAACCAACGGAAAAGATTTACCGACATCACCTATTATCGGAATGAGAATTATAGATGAGCCAAAACCAGAAGAGTAAAGAAATAGTTTTAAACGTTAATGGTAATTCAAAGCAATTAGAATGCGTCAAGTATTGGATTGATAAAGAAACTATCGATATTGCTTATGGTGGTTCTAAAGGTTCAGGAAAATCTTTTTTAGGTTGTTCACTTCTTACCGCAGATGCTTTAATATATCCTGAAACACTTTATTTTGTTGCAAGAAAAACATTAACCGATTTAAGAAAATTTACAGTTCCATCTTTTCAAGAGGTGTTTTCTTTATATGGCATTGATTCTAGTTATTATAAATATAACGGACAAGACAACTATTTTCAATTTTACAATGGTTCAAAGATATTTTTAATAGATGCTAAATATTTACCATCAGACCCTAAATATATGCGATTTGGGTCGATGCAAATGACAAGGGGTTGGATTGAAGAGGCTGGAGAATTTGAAGAAGAATGTAAAAACAATTTACAGGCTTCAATAGGTCGTTGGAAAAATGATGTTTATAATTTAGCCCCAAAACTTTTACAAACTTGTAACCCTGCAAAAAATTATCTTTACCGAGATTATTACAAAGCGCAAAAAGAAAATAAATTACCAGCTTTTAGAAAGTTCATACAAGCATTGCCAAGTGATAATAAAATGTTGCCAAAAGATTATATTACTAATCTTTTAAAAATATTATCACCAAATGAAATTCAAAGGTTAGTACACGGGAATTGGGAATTTGACGATAATCCATACGCAATGTTTGATTACAATGACATTCTAAACATTTTTACTAATGAATTTATAAAACCAACACAAGAAAAATACATCACAGCCGATATTGCTTACGAGGGTTCAGATAAGTTTGTAATTGGTGTTTGGAACGGACTTGTTTTACAGAAAATAGTCGCTATTGATAAAATAGATGAAACATTAGTAGCAAAGAAAATACACGAAATAAGAATAGAAAATGAAGTTCCAATAAGCAATGTTATTTATGATGCTGATGGATTAAAAATGTTTGTTAGACAAAGTGCTGAAAGCGGTTATTTAGAAAATGCTAATCAATTTCATAATGGAGGAAAGCCTATAAAAATTGAGGGGCAACAAGAGAATTTTAGAAACCTAAAAACACAATGTTACCATTTATTAGCCGAAATGGTAAAGAAAAATAAAATCTTTATTCAATGTAAAGATTGGCGTAAACAAATCATTGAGGAGTTAGAGCAGATTTGTAAATTACCGTTAGCCGATGATGGAAAAATAAGAATTGAGAAAAAAGATGCAATCAAGGAACGTTTAGGACGTTCCCCTGACTTTGCAGATATGATTATGATGCGTATGTGGTTTGAACTGGAACAAAATAACTCATACGAAATAATTTGGTAAATAAAAATTTTATATATTTGCAAATAAAACACTTAATAAAATGATTTTCACAAAAGAAACCGTTTTAGACTTTATAAAAAAACAAACAGAAGTTAAACCTGAATGGATTGGTAAGGCGCGCCAACAACATGAAATACTTGAGGCTTTAATTACAGGCGATGACTTTCAAAAGTTACTAATTGAAAGAATTGAACATTTAGAAAGCGACAAAAGAGCAAAAGCACGTAAAAAATACGCTAAAGATATTCGAGATTTGTTTTACCGCGTGATGTCAAAAAGACAAAACGTTTTCGATGCTAATGGCGGAAGTGAGGACTTGTCAATTAAAAACGAAACGTTAAAAACAGAATTTGAAAATAAACTATCCAGCTTCAAAAGCAACAAATCGCTTTATAAATGGATGTCAGAAACTTATTTTAATTTAGCCGATACCGACCCAAACGGAATAATTTTAACAGAATACAATTCAGAAAAAGAAATATATCCTGTTTATAAATCAATTGAGGATATTTACAATTACGAAAGCAACGGACAGTTAGTAAAATGGATTATTTTCGAACCTGAAATTAAAGCAGGCATTGATTTAAAGTTATGGCGATTAATTGATTATAAAACAGATTGGCTAATATCACAAATCGGAGAAACATTTACAGTAGTAGAAGACAAAACATTTGAACATCCATTTAAACAAGTTCCAGTTATTATATTATCTGAAAAAGAAATATTAGGTACTGAATTACGTTTGTCAAATATTAACCCAGTTATTGAATTAGCTAAAGATTACGCAAGGGATAAGTCAACATTAACTATTTACAAATTCCAAAAAGGACACCCTTTGCACTGGCGTTATGTAACACAATGCAATACTTGTAAAGGAACTGCAAAAGTAGGCAACGGTGATTGCGGTTCGTGCGATGGAAAAGGATATTTAAGTAAAGGAGATGTTACCGATATGGTTACGTTACCAATTCCAAAAGAGGGGCAACCAACAATAGCTCCTAATATTGCTGGCTTTATAGCTCCAGATTTAGAAACATGGAAGCAGTACAAAGAGGATTTGAGAGATATGGAAAATATTATTTCGGATACTATTTGGGGAACTGATAAAACGCAACAGACTGACAAGATTAATGAAACGGCAACAGCTAAATTTATTGACACGCAACCAATAACTAATACGCTTAACAGTTACACAGATACAGCCGAGTACATTTACAATACTATTGCTAATTGGGTTCTAATTTTTGTAAATAGAACAGAAACAAAAGAAACGTACAAACGTACATTTGGTAGAAGATACATTATTGAAAGTCCTGATGTTTTGTTAGAAAAATACAATTTGGCAAAAAAAGAGGGAGATTCAAATACTATTTTAGATAAGATGTTAGAAGAAATTATCTTATCTAAATATAAAAACGACCCAAAAAATCAAAATATAATGTTGAAAAAGGCACGTTTAGAACCTTATATACATTTGACTATTGAACAAGTAAATACTATCTTTGGCAATTCAGAAGCGCAAAGAAAAGTATTGTTCCAAAAGTTTTGGCAACAATGCGATAAAGAAAAAGATTTTGATAAATTAGAAATTGATTTTAACGAATACGCAAAAACAAATATTAACCCTTTAAATATTAATTAAAATGATTAAAGTATGTAACCTAGTAAAATTACTAGAAAAAGACGAGAAAGGTCTTTACAAAAAAGACGGTCAACACAAAGTAGTTAGAGCAAACGCTAAAGTGTTAGCGGAATCAGTAACAGAAACAGAAAACAACTATGTAGATAGCGGAATGATATACATAGTTGATGAAGAAGCTACGAAAGCATGGCATAAAGCAAAAGAGGCTAAAGCTAATCCAGTTAAAGCTACAAAAGCAACTAAAGAAGAAAAAGCAACCGATAAAGAATAGACTATGCCAAAAATAAAAATAGGAAATAAAATATTTGAAATCACAAAAGAGGATTTTGAAAAAGACGAAATAGTTTTAGAGTTTACAGGAACTTTAAGAACAACAGAAGAAGAAGCAACTTTTGTAGAAAATCACAAAAAAGATGCTAGAAAAGAGGGACTACAAATAGCTTTAAGAACAAAAGCAGATGAATTAGGATTAAGCATCGATGGAAGCAAACGTAATCTTGATGATGTTTTAGAAGCCGTAAAAAAGAAAGCTATTGAAGAAGCTAAAATAGAACCTAACGAACAGGTTAAGAAACTTCAAGACCAATTAACAGCTAAAGAAAGCGCATTACAAAATGCTTTAAAAAACGTAACAGCAAAAGAAACTGAATTTAACAGTTTCAAAAACCAATCTGTAATCGACTCTACTATTGACGGGTTTATTCCCGATAACATCGCTTTATCAAAAGCAGATATTAAGTTGATTATTAAAAACAAAATGACCTTTGATGTTGAAAACGGTCAAGTAGTTGTTAAAGATGCACAAGGAAATATTGTTAAAAATCCAACTACTGCAGATGTAATGCCAGTTAAAGATGTTTTAGATAATTTCTTTAAAGATAATCAAACGTACTTAAAACCAGTTGATGGTGGTAGAGGCGAGGGCGATTCTAAAAACAAAGGAAACAAACAAAGTCTTGATGATTTCATTAAAGAACAACAAGACAAGGGTGTTAACACGGCTACGCCTGAATTTCAAGAAGAATTGAATAGTAGAATTAAAAACAATCTAGTTGATGTCGATTAGTAATTTCTTAAAACAAAGAAAGTTTAAAACGTTGCCAACGCTTAATATAGTTGTTGGCAAAGCTAAAACTTTAGATGATGCAAAGGAATACGAAAGACTTTTAAAAGATATTCCTCAAAGAACTGACTTTATTAATTTTGATAAAGATGGATTTGAGCTAAACGAAAACGAACCTATTTTTAAAGGTTGGAGTGTTTGTGAAGAGGCGTCTGGGGAAGTTGTAAAAGTAGCAACTAAAGGAGAATGTAAAATCTATTTTGATACTGCTGATGGTGTAATTGTTGTGAATGAAACCAACATGAGCGATAATGTTACTTATAATGATTTAGCGATATTTTTTGAAAGCAAATTGGAGTTGTTATGAAAAAACACACAGTACATTACAAAGACAAATTAGGTCGCAAAAACAAAGCGGATTTATTTGGTAACGATGAATTTGAAGTAAAAGAAAAGTTTAACACGCTTTATGCAGAATGTGTTATAATTAAAATAGTTTAACCAATCCTAACCACATTTTAACCGATGTGGTTATTTTTTTACTATTATTTGTATTTAATCTAAATAAATTTATTACTTTTGTCCTAACTTCACGCATCAGGCTCGATGCAAGCAATAAAAGAACAGGCTCGTTCAAATCACTAAAAAATATTATTAACCTTAATTTATCATAAAAATGGCAAATTACACTTTAGCGAACCTTGTTAAAGCACAGATTAAGATGCAAGGAGAGTTCGCAAGTAACGACCAACGTTACAGAGATCCAGCTGTTTTTAAATTGTTTTTAAATGGAGCAGAGCAATTCTTTCCAAGCTATAAAACACTTAAAACATCTGATACAAGAGCAGTAGAGGCAAACTACTTTAAAAGAACTGCGCAAGCATTGACAACAACTGGTAGAAGCCATAACCATACTGGTACTGGTGGAGATTCAGGGGTTTTAGCATTGTCTTGGACTACTTACTCTACAACTTTTTCGATGACTTTGAAACAAGCAGATACATCTGTTTATTCATGGCAAGAAGAGTTCACAAACGAAATCAGAAACAAAGTTATTGATTACGCAAATGGTTTAGATGCCGTTGCAGGAGCTTATTTGTTCAACAACAAAACAGGAGTTAACTCTGCATCTGTAAAAGGAACTTTTGACGCTACTAACGATGTTTACGAAATTCCAGTAGCAAATAAAGACGAAGTAGGAACTATTGCTAAAATCATGGCTGATGTAAATGCTTATCAAGGGCAAGCATTAGATGTGGTTTGTGATTCTTACTTATATTCTGAAATCTTGAAACTATCAAATCAAGGGGCAGGAAATGCTACAAACACTTCATTTCAGTTTTTGAATATGACTTTTGTACACGACCCATTAATGGGCGCAAGAGCAGTAGCGTTAGATGCAACTTATAACAAAGGTTTTGGCGTTGTTGTTCCAAGAGGTCATGTAGCTTGTTTAAACTGGATTCCTAAACAAAACAGAGAGGGTGGAGAAACAACAGTTGATATGAGAGGCGCATTGCTTAATCCAACAGATGGATTACAATATGCTGTACACTCATACGAAGAAAGAGCTGATGGAACAAGTGTTAACGGTCAAAAACAAGACGTAATCACTCAAACAGAAATCTCGATTGATTTATCGTTCAATCACGCTCCTGATTCAACAGCAACAAGAACACCTTTAATGGCTTTTGCAATAGTTTAATCGAATGATTGATATTATCAAAATACAAAATAGTTTAGTTGGATTGGTAGGTTATAGACAGCCTACTAATCCCGACTATGCTATTATTGATGATAACAATTTAATTAGTGAAAGCGGTTATTTTGTAACCGATAATCCGTATGCAAAAATAGAATTAATAAAGTCTAGTCAAGATTATTTAGATGTTTCAAATGTTCAATTCAATGACTTTTTAAGACAAATAAAGAAATCAAGCGCTTCAAATGTTTGTAATCAAGTTTTTTCTAGTGCCGATTATATTGATAGAAATGTGTTTTACAAAAACGCTTTCAATAAAATCAATGTAGAAACATTGGCAACTGGATTTTATGGTTTTAGAATAAGAGTTTCTGACGAAAAGAATGTAGCTTTTAAAGTTACACGTGTTTTATTAGATTTTCAAGGTACTGGAACAATTAAACTAGTTCTTTGGAATAACTCAAAACTAGAACCGTTACAAATAAAAGAAGTTGAAATAGTAAGCGACCATCAAGAAGAAATATTAGATTGGGTTGTAAACAATACCGATACTACTTATAAAGGGGAGTATTTTATGGGTGCTCTTTATGATTCAACTAGTGGATTAAAACCATATAAAAGAGATTGGAACGATGCAAATCTAATGAGTTACATAACTTATTTAGATATTGATAAGGTTTCTTTTAACGGTCATACATCCGAAAATCTTTTTGATATTTCTGCTTTACAAAACAATTCAGAAACGAACGGACTTAATTTTGACATTACTGTTTACGAGGATTTCACGGATTTGATTATAAACAATAAATCTCTTTTTGCTAGAGCTATTTATTTAGATACAGTTATTAGTTTTTTAACTCATTATACCACTTCAATTAGAAGCAATAGAAATGAGCAATTAGCAAAGGAAATGTATCAAAAGTTAGTAGTTGAAATCGAGGGAGCTAATGATGGTGTAATATCTGTAAAAGGATTGAAACCTCAGTTGATTTCAGAAATAGCAAGCATAAGAAAAGAGATTGAAAAATTGCAAGAGGGGTATTTTGGAATCGGTTACAACATAATTACAGAGGATTAAATGAACTACTTAAAACAAAATCCAGTCGGTTTAGATGCGTTTGTACAAAAGTTA